TAAATGTGCCATGATTACAGGTAGTGGAAACACAACTTCAACCATGGGTGTAGAAGGTATGGGTTCAACATTTATACAAACTATTGACATATCTGATCTAGGTATTACACATGGTGGTGAAACTAACTATACAATTAAAGTAGATAAACAAGATCCTCAAGACAGAATCTACATGAATGTGACAGGAAAATATGGAAATACTGAAGTCTTTGCAGGAACTGATATCTTATCTGAATCTGGAATTACTTCCGGCTTCCAACAGTATTCAGGCAGTTTTGATTTCTCTGGCTTTCTAAATTCAATTATAGTTGAAGTAGGTGGACGTGATATTTCTCTTGCCGTAGGCCCAGTTTTTGACGATGTTTCAATCAACGTACTCTACAATGTAGTCACTACAATCGTTAATCAACAGATACAAGAGCTAGAAGAATTTATAGTATTAGATTACGGTCAAGATGCTAATGATGTTGCAGAAATGATCTTTGATAATAATGAAGTTACAGATGATTTTAATTTTGAACCTATTGAATCAACTACAGAAGAATTTTCTTTTGAGTCTGTAGAAATGGAAATGCAAGAGTTTGAGATGAATTTTCAAATGGATATGGACATGGAAATGCCTATGCCTGACATTGTTATGGTACCTACAAACATGGACATGGAAACGCCTATGGAAATTACAGTAGCATCAGTAGAAATGGATATTGAAATGGAGATGGATATTCCAGAACCTGAACAAATGGAGGTAGTTAATATTGAATCAACAGAAGAACCAACTATGGATATGCAGGAAACCATGGAAGAAGAACCTATTGTGGAAACTTCTATGGATGAAGAATCTACTGAACCAGAATCTACTCAAGAGGATACACAAGAACCTGAAGTAGAACCTGAAGTAAAACCTGAAACAGAACCAGAACCTGAAGAAGTTGAAGAAGAACCTAAAGAGGTAAAAGAAGAACCTAAAAAAGAAATTAAAGAACCTAAAAAAGAGTCTACAGCTAAACAAAAAGCAGCTACAAAAATAGTAAAAGATATGGGTGATAAAGGTAGATATGAGGCAGGTAATCAAATTAAAACTTTAATAGTTATGAATATATTAAGTAATTCAAAAGATTTTTTTAATGTACAACAAAGCATACCCGATATAGAAGGTTTTTTTAATAATGACACATTGCCTGATACAGCAATTTCTGATAATAATATAGCTGGATATGTTTTATTTGGAGGAAGCAAAACCACATATGATCAAATGATAGATACACAATATAAATAATGGTAGATTTAACAAAAAGACAAAAAGATACGATGACTAAACATAAGGTACATCATACAACTAAACATATGAAAGTTATGACAATTGAAATGAAAAAAGGTAAAACTTTTGGAGCTGCACATAAGATAGCTATGAAAAAAGTAGGTAAATAATGGAAGCTGAATTTGGAGGATTAAAATTTAAGGGAGGTAAGGTATTCGGAATCTTACTTGCTCTTGGAACTCTTATAGGATCTTTGTATGGTGGATTTGTAGCGTTCAAGGATTATCAAGATATGAAGCAAACCATGTTGAATTATACTGCCCCTGATTTAAGTTCAATTGAAACAAAATTAGAAGTTGTCCAAACTGAAATAGATATGATTAAGCAAGAGATGACTATGCTATTAAGTGAAGTTTCACTAGTCTCTGACGTAGCCAATGAATTAAAAAATGACCTTCGCACAGATTTACGAAGAGTTGAATCTATAATTGAAGATGTAGAACAAAATCAAAAACAAGATTCAAGAGAGAATCAAGCTGACATCAAGAATGCAATCAAAGATATTAAAGAAGAAATGATTGAACTAGAAGAAAAAGTTGCAAATACAATTCAAAAAACTTTAGCTAATCCTTTAGCTAATATGAAGTAATGGCTTCCCAACAAACAACATCAGAATATTTTAAACCAAAACCTAAAAGAACAAGTATTGGTTGTGGTAATAAATCAAGACCAAACAACAAGCATAAAAGGAGATCGTGGAAGAAATACAATAAACAAGGACATTAAAGGAGAAAAAAACAATGAAGAAATACGCAGTAAAAGAAAATATTATTTTAGCAATATTAAAATATATGTATAGTAAACCTTATAGTGAAGTAAATGTTTTAATTAAAGAATTTACCCCTATAGAAGAAATTAAAGAAGAAGAAGAAAAAGAAGAAGAAAAATAAAAATGGAAGATATAGTAGTTATTAATAGAGTACAAAGATTTATTAGAGATAGTATAGAAAGATCACAAGAGACATTATTGTCAGGCGGTATTGACAGTATGGAAAAATATCAATACATTGTAGGACAAGTTAGATCACTACAAAATATACAACAGGAAATCTCTAACCTGCTAGATAATAAGGAGCAAAATGATGGCTGATATAAAATTAGCACTAGAAGAAAAATACGAAAAAGAAAAAGTAACAGAGAAAAAAGAAACTAAAGAAAAAACTCTCAATATAGAGACTTTAACCGAATCTGAAATAGATAAACTTCCTCAACCAACCGGTTGGAGAATATTAGTTTTACCTTTTGTAATGCCAGAAAAATCTAAAGGTGGAATTATTATAGCTCAAGAATCTTTAGATAGAGCTAGGGTGGCTGTTCAGGCAGGTTATGTTTTAAGAGTCGGTCCATTGGCATATGGAGACAAAAATAAATTTACCACAGGTCCTTGGTGTAAAGAAAAGGAATGGGTAATTTTTGCTAGATATGCTGGGTCAAGACTACAGATAGACGGTGGAGAAATACGAATATTAAACGATGATGAAGTGTTAGCGACAGTAAAAGATCCCGAACACGTTCTTCATGCAATATAACATAGGAGATGACTATGCCAGAAGAAGCATTAAAAGAAGAACAACCTAATTTAATTGATGTAGGCGAAGAGACAGGTGCCGAGATTGATTTAGATAATGTTGTCAAAGAAGAAGTAAAAGAAGAACTTGTTGTTGAAAAAATTTCTGAAGAGGAAATGAATCAAGAAGTTAAAGAAGAAGTTAAAGAAGAACCAAAAAAAGACGAACTCAAAGAATACAGCGAAGGCGTTAATAAACGTATTGCTAAATTAACTAAAAAAATGAGAGAAGCAGAGCGTCAAAAAGATGAAGCTATAAACTATGCTAAAACTGTTCTTCAACAAAAAGATGAAGCACAAAGAACAGCTACTTCAAGTTATGTAGATGAGTTTGAAAAAAGAGTAGTATCTAATTTAGAAGCAGCAAAGATAAAGTTGAAAACAGCAATTGATAACCAAGATGTTGATAATCAAGTTTCTGCTCAACAAGAAATTGCTCAACTAACTTTAGATAATGCTAAATTAGCACAAGCTAGACAAGCACAAGGACAAAGAAGAACAGCACCTACTCAAGAACAAGTTGTTCCTCAACCACAACAAGGGTATGCAAATCCTCAACAAATTAGAGAAGCTGCTCAAGAAATGGATCCTAAAGCAGAAAATTGGGCATCTAAAAATACTTGGTTTGGTAAGGATAATGCTATGACTTACACAGCATTTGATATACATAAAAAGTTAACTGAAGAAGAAGGATATGATCCTACTAGTGGTGAGTATTATCAAGAAGTGGATAAAAGAATAAGACTTGAATTCCCACATAAATTTGATAGTGTTGCCAGTAAGCCGGCTGAAAGAGTTACTCAGACAGTCGCTTCAGCTAATCGTCCAGCTCAAACAGGACGCAAAAAAACTGTGAGACTCACACCCTCTCAGGTAGCAATTGCTAAAAAATTAGGTGTGCCACTTGAAGAATATGCGAGACAATTAACCATGAAGGAGGGAAGCATATGAAAAACGATAATGAAACAAATAACGTAAGAACTCCTCGTGTGAGTGAAACTAGGGTTAAACAAGAAAAACCTAAAGTTTGGACTCCCCCATCTTCTCTAGATGCACCCCCTGCACCTGATGGATACAGGCACCGTTGGATAAGAGCAGAATCTATGGGTTTCGATGATACTAAAAATATCATGGGTAAACTTAGATCTGGTTGGGAATTAGTCAGATCGGATGAATATCCGAGTGAAGAATACCCTGTTGTCAAAGACGGAAAAAACTCTGGGGTAATTGGAGTTGGTGGCCTATTGTTGGCTAGGATACCGGAAGAGATCGCAAAGTCTCGTGAAGACTACTTTAAACAGCAACTGCAAGACAGAAACGATGCTGTTGAAAACGACCTTTTGAAGGAACAACACAATGCGATGCCTATCAATCAAGATAGACAGAGTCGTGTAACTTTTGGTGGTACTAAGAAAAGTTAATTTTTTAACAATTACTTATCCACTTAACATTAATAATAGGAGACAATAACTATGGCAAACGCAAATAGTGCATTCGGACTAAAACCATATATGAAAAATGGTAGTGGTTCTAACAGTACAGGTGTTGGTGGATATTCTCATTACGAAATAAAGAACGATAATAGTACAGCTATTTTCAACGGTTCTGTTGTTATACCTTTATCAACTGGTTTTATCAGTTTGGTAGGTGCAGCAGACGGTGGAACAGTAGCTCCCGTTGGAGTCTTTATGGGTTGTGAGTATGTTTCATCTTCAACTGGTAAACCGGTCTTTTCGAACTTTTGGCCGGGTTCAGGGGCAGATTCAAATCACCCTATTAAGGCATTCGTAGCAGATGATCCAAATCAACTGTTTATGATAGCTTCAGATGCTTCATTAACAAGTGAAGCTACCGCAAGAGCAGGTGTGTTTTTAAATGCAGACATGTCTAGCGGCACAAGTGGGTCTACTGTAACAGGTAAATCTTCTGCAGCTTTAGCAGTAAGCACTTTAGCAACTACTGCTGGATTAATGCTAAGATTTATGGGTTGGGCTGACGATGCAGCTAACGCAGATTTCTCAGCAGCAGGAATTCCTTGTATAGTGAGATTTACATCACACTTTAATGCTGACAGTATGGGAATTGCTGTTGGTACACCAGCGACAACAGGAGTATAAAACATGGCTATATCAAGACAACAACTAGCTAAAGAGCTAGAGCCAGGTTTGAATGCTTTATTCGGCTTGGAGTACAAGAACTACGAAAACCAACATGAAGAGATCTTTACAAAAGAAACTTCAGACAGAGCTTTTGAAGAAGAAGTAATGCTTTCAGGTTTTGCTAACGCAGCAGTAAAACAGGAAGGTACAGCAGTAGGATTTGACGATGCACAAGAGTCATATACTTCTCGCTATACTCACGAAACAATTGCTCTTGCTTTCTCAATTACTGAAGAAGCAGTCGAAGATAATTTGTATGACAGAATCTCAGCTAGATACACAAAAGCATTAGCACGTTCAATGGCTAATACTAAACAGGTAAAAGCAGCAAACGTATTAAACAATGCGTTTAACTCTTCTTTTACAGGTGGTGATGGAGTTGAACTTTGTTCAACAGCTCACCCAACCGTATCTGGTGGTGATGTTGCTAACGAACTAGCAACTTCTGCTGATCTTTCAGAAACATCTTTAGAGCAAGCTTTAATTGACATTGGTCAATTTAAAGATGAGCGTGGATTAAAAATTGCAGCTAAGGGAGTAAAAATGATTATTCCTTCACAGCTACAGTTTACTGCTGAAAGACTTATGAAGTCTACTCAAAGAGTTGGCACTGCAGATAACGATACAAATGCAATTGCATCAATGGGAATGATTCCACAAGGTTATGTGGTTAATAATTTCTTAACTGATACAGACGCATTTTTCATCGTAACTGATGTACCAAATGGTCTTAAGTACTTTGAAAGATCACCAATTAAAACTTCAATGGAGGGTGATTTTGATACAGGTAATGTAAGATACAAAGCTAGAGAGAGATATTCATTTGGATTCTCAGACTTTAGAGGTATTTACGGTTCACCGGGTGCTTAATTAATAAGCATTATATATTATAAAAAGGGGCTTTCGGGCCCCTTTTTTTTACTTTACATTGTGGGAAAAAATACTAACATATGCCTTAAATAATATAAGGAGGCATATATGACCGCTTTATCACAGTCTTTAATTGCTGAGAAAATTAGATTAGAGTCTCAATGGAATACTCAATATCTATCTCAAGGCAAAGAAACAATTGATATGAAATCAATTGAAGCTAAGTTGGAAAGAGTTAAAACTAAGCTTAAATGGAAAGACTTAAATCCGTACGAAAGTCCTTTATTTATTCCAAAATAAATAAAGACTAAAATTTTTCAAAAACTGTTTTTATTCATAGGAATACCTTGCTCTATTGAAATATATACTTTATACTTTTACCACTAGGATTAATTAATTTATACAGGCCGATCTAGCGGATTCACGTAGTAAAACTGTGTAACAAATGACTACGGAGGTCAAAACAAAATGGGAAATACAACTTTTTCAGGTCCTATTAGATCCCAAAATGGAACTAAACTTATTAGTAAAAATTCCACTACAGGATTAATACAGGATAGAACAATTGCCGATTCTGGTGTAAGAGATGCAAGACGTTTCTTCTTAGAAGAATGGTTTTTACAAAGACCAGGTATCAATGCTAATATTGATCAGGTATCAACAGTTGAAGTTCAAAGAGCTTTAAATAGAAACTGGGAAGCACTTGGAACTAATATGACTACTGCACTAGCTACTTTTAATACTACTTCAGCAGGAATATTATTAACAACTGCAACAGCAGATCAAGATCAAGCAATTATTACTCCACATCTTGATACAGCAGCAACTGCATGGGCAGGATGTTTATGGGGAACAGAAAATCAAGTTCACTTTGAAACATCAATCAATACTACAGCGATTGACAATCAAAAAGTTTGGGCAGGATTAAAATTAACTAATGATCATTTAGTTGCAACAGATGACGATCAAGCTTATTTTAAGTTTCAAACTGATGCAACAAACTCAGAAGCTTTCACTGATTTTACAAAATTACATTTTGTACATTCTGTTGGTGGTACTGATTTTATTAGTCAACTACCTATTACAGTAGCAGCGAACACTATTTACAATTTAAAAATCACTATTGATTCAAATAGAAAAGCGTCTATTTTTGTGGATGGAGTTCAGTATAATGTTACAGGCACTTCTGGTTCAACCGGTGGTACTGCGGTAACTACAGGTACAACACCTTCAGGAGCTTTAGATGATGACATTGATTTAATTCCTTATGTAGGACTTGAAAATGGTGCAGCAGCAGCAGAAGCAATTGGTGTTCATTATGTTTGTATGAGTAGAACAATTAACGAATAATAAATAAATAGAAGTGGGGCTTCGGCCCCACTTGTTTCTTGATTAAGGAGGGAAACAAATGGCAGATACAGTAACAGGACCAACAATCCTACAACAAAACGATCAACGGGTCGTAATTAAAATAGTAAATGAATCTGATGGTGATGGTGGTACAACAGTTTTTGGTGATGTATCAGCACTAGCTGCGAATAGTGTTACAGGTGAAGCTGTAGCTCATTTAAATTTACTTAGAGTTTGGTTTTCATGTCAAGGTGGAGATGGGGGAGACTCTTTTGCACGTTTGGATGAAGAAGATGATGATGGAGATATTCCAGTAATAGGCTTAACAGGAACAGGCTATTGGGATTTTAGAGAATTTGGTGGAATACCCGCTGATAAATCTAGTAATACTAATGAGAGTGATGTTAATCTTGTAGTACCTGGT